TGGCACTTGTAAAATTTTACCAAGTAGAGAAACTTCACTCAGTAAGTAGTCCCAAGTCTCCGGTATTTCTACCGGATCCCACCGCCTTTGTAATCCGTTGAGCTGTTTGTAGAGAAACTCAGCGTAGTGTTGCCGAGGTACATAATGATTTCCGCCCTCGGGATTAAAAGGGCGTACATCACAACCGCGGTAAAAATCATTACCGCAGCTTTCCCTGAACGATGTGTGTACATAAGTTTTGTCCTCATTTAAAATTAAGTGAAGCTTTGGAAAGATCTTCACAATATATGGATGTAGACGACTATTATATATCAAGTCATCTCCATACACAGAGACAAAACCTTTCACACCGCTCAAATCTCCTATAGCCTTTAACAGGCAGTAGAAGACAAGAGTCTGCAGAGGAAAAGTGTGGCCATCGCCCATTAGCGCTACAGATTGAATCTGCGACGCTACACCAGCCACGCGAGTGGTGGTGAGTTGACCGTACATAATTACACGGTACCAGGGTAGTGGAAACACCTTTCTCAGTAATTCCCTCGTGATTGAGTCACTTGCAGCTGATAAATCAGCTGTAGCCAACTTTTTCGTGATGGAATTACTCTGGACCAATCGTCTATGACGTTCTTGTAAGCGATTGATATCCAGTCCAGCATGGAGGAGCTTGTCTTGTATTAGACGTCCCAAACCATATGTATAAAAAGAGCCTAGTAAACTATTAGGCCGTATGGAGCGGAAGCTCTTCCAACTCTTAGGAACAAAAGACAAGTCTAGAGAGGCACATGTTTTGTAACTAGCATTTGTGTGCTTAATTACATCTTGGAGTAAAGGATCTGTTAACAAATAATCCTTAAACCAAGAAATGTGCTCTGGCGAGCCTGTGATAGGGCCCCCAAGCTTCAAATCTAAATACGATTTGTTGAATGGGTGTCCCTTGCAAGCACGTTTGCCAAACCGACACTGTGCATGATGCGCCTCGCGGTCATATGACCCGAGGATAGCGCGCGCATAATAACGCGCCCTTTGAAGTATAGGCAACACGCCTGTACCTAAAGGCTTACTGATGCGGGTCTGTGTGTGGCGGAAGTCAGAAATCG